TATTGGATTTTGATCAAGCCGTCAAAGGAACTGATTCGGAATATATCAAGGGTATAAACCGCGTAACATCTGCAGGTTATCCTTGGTGTCATGAAAAATCAAAAGGCAAAACTCTTTGGTTTGGAAATCTTGAATGGGATCTGTATGGAAAGAAGGCTCAACAAGTTCGAAAAGTCGTTACTAAACAAGTTGAAGCGATGAAGCAAGGATTTGTTCAACCATACATCTTTGTTGACACATTGAAGGACGAAACATTACCCAAGTTGAAGGTTGAAATTGGCAAAACACGTGTTTTTGCAGCTGCCCCAATGGATTTTGTCATTGCATTCCGAATGTACTTTATTTCATTTATTGCTTTCCTTATGGAAAAACGTATTGATACAGAAAGTGCTGTAGGAATTCGCTGTCAATCTTTGGAATGGGACAAACTTGCAAAACATTTGTTGAAGTATGGTGACCATCACGTGGCTGGAGATTTCAGTAACTACGATGGCACTCTGCATCCTGACATTCTTTGGAAAATCTTGGAAGTGATTGAAGATTATTATCGTCAATCTCCAACTTACAAGAAAGAAGACACGGTGGTTCGTAAGTGCTTGTGGGAAAGTGTTGTAAATTCTTATCACATTTGTGGAAAGAGACTATACAAACTCAATCACTCACAACCGTCAGGCAATCCAGCAACTGCTATTTTGAACAGCATGTACAATTCGATTGCATGTCGTGTTACATTCTACACTGAACGACCAGGAAATGAGGAATTCAATGATTGTGTTTCAATGGTTGCTTATGGTGACGATAATCTCTTGAATATCTCATCACGAGTTTCATCTTGGTTCAATCAAGAGTCAATGACTCGAGCTTTTGCAACATTTGGCATGGTCTACACGGATGAAGAAAAGACCGGAACAATGACAGGCTTCAAGCCACTTGACAAATGTTATTTCTTGAAACGTGGTTTTGCTTTCGATGCTGACAATCGCATATGGATGGCTCCTCTCAAGATTCCATCAATCCTTGAATGTTTCAACTGGATTCATGGTAACACATTGTTTGAAGAGCGAGTAATTGAACAAAACGCTCGAGCGGCTTTTGCAGAACTGGCATTGCATGATGTTGATACGTTCGACAATTATGTCCGGAGAATCAAAATGGTTTGTGGTGACGAATATGAACTTACACTTGTAAGTCAAGACTATCACGATTATCGTCTAATGGTGCGCGACAACACGCTCTTGACAAACCTGCCGGAACTCAACTGGACGTAAACTCAAACCCCCGCCCGAAGGCATTAAACTACAGGTCAAATGAATCAATAGACCGTCCATTGAGTTGGGAAATAGAGTGCCTATTTAGGAAACCACACTCATGAGCAATCCTCTAAACAAGGTTGATTCAATCCTACAAGCTATAGGCTGAGCGACATAGGATGTAAATAAAGCCTGCAAACACAAACACAAACACACACACAAACACAAAC